CACGGCCGTAGGGGCGGCCCTTGTGGCCGCCCGCCGTTCTAGCCGGGTTCCCTCCCCTCTTCCACCTCATGGAGGGCGAACGCCAGAGTCAGATCCCGGCCTCCCTGGCCCATGCCGTAGTACATCTCCGGTGTCCAGTGATGCTTGTGGAACAGGTAGTAAACCAGCTCCAGCTCTGTGTCGCCGCCCTCCGTCAGGCGTTTTTTACTTCATCAATGGTGATGCGGCGGAACCCGCACAGCCGCTCCACCGCCCGGCTGAGATCCTCGATCTCGCCCGGCAGCAGCATGGCCTTCACCGTCTCGGCCGGGGTGGCTCCGCCGTACTTCTCCTTCAGCTCCTTCGCCTTCAGGTCGGGTTCCACACAGCCGGCCAGCAGGATATCCAGCATTGGGTCGCCCGCCACCGAATCCCGGATGCTTTTTACCTTTCCGTAGGGCAGCGCCCTCAGCTTGAATACCACGTCCGTGCCCAGCGCCTCGCTCAGCCGCTTGACGCGGTACTCTGCCGTGGGCAGCTCCTTCTGCACATTGGGCAGCTCCGGCCGAAGCAGAAGCGCCAACAAATCCGTCCTTTTCTCTTCCATGTCACTGCACCTCAATCTGATCCAGGTATTCGTAGTCGCTGAAGGTGAAGGGGGCGGTCACCGAGCCCACGGCGGCGGCCTGCCAGTCGGCCAGGGTCAGGTCGTCGAAGCTGACGTCGTAGAGTGCCACCCGCTCCGCGCCGTAGCTGTCCGGGTCCCGCAGCTTGGAGATCACCGTGAAGCGCCGGTCCACGCCGCGCTTGATGCCCTCCATCCTCTGGGCGAAGCCGGAGTCCACCTTGTGCATCGTCAGGCTCCCGGTGCCGCTGGCGTTCATGGCCTTGTGGGTGGTCATGAACCGGCCGCACAGGTTGACGGTCTCCTTGTTCAGCGCCACCTTGGCCTGACAGGCGGAGACCTCCGCCACCTTCTCCCCGTCGATCCACAGCTCGCCCCAGGTGCCCGAAATGACCCGCCTGGCGCTGTCAATGGTTCTTGCCATAGAAATCCGTCCTTTCTGTCCTTTATCCGGCCGTCTGCCGGTTCGGTTCCCTGTCTGCCTGTTTGAAATATCCGGTCAGATACCACTCCTCGGCCCGTCTGGCTTCCTCCTCCGTCATTTCCGGGGGCAGCGGGATGCTGCCCCCGCCTGGGAAACTCCAAAGCCCGCTCTCCGGCTTCCCTTCCAACAGCAGGCGGAAGGTCTCCCGCCCCCGCGGCGTCACCAGCGTCTGCACGCCTCCCTTTCCCGTTTCCCGGTCAAACCATTCCTTTACCTCGAAGCATTCGTTGTTGGGCCGCGTGGCATAGGGTAGCAGTTTCCCGCTCTTCCCCCGGAACAGGTACCGGTTTTCCAGCAGCCAGCGGATGAATGCCTTTTCCCCCACGCTCAACAGCTTTGCCGTCTCCCGCAGGCTCAGAAGCAGGTTCCGCTCCACCAGCTCGTTGAAGTAGTCGATTTTGGGCTGCTGAACCGCCAGCTCCCTGGCCAGGAGGGCCCGGTCCCGCTCCGCCACCCTGCGCCCCTCCTGCTCCTCCTTCAGCCGCTGGGCCAGCCGCAGCAGGAAGTCCGGGCTTAAAAGCGCCTGTTCCAGTGTGTGGGGCGTCATGTACGCCCCGTGCTTCCGGACAGCGGGCAGCACCTCTGCCGTCACCCACCGCCGGAACTTCTTCGCCCCCGGCAGCTTGCTGGACAGCACCAGGGAATACAGGCCGCTCTCGTTGATGATGGTCATTTCCTGAACCCCTCCAAGGGTGTCACATTTCGTTACCCCCTTGTCCTCTTCGTCTACATGGTCGGCCAATGCCTTACGCGGATTGCTGTACCCCAGCGCCTGGGCCACATCCTTGCCCACCAGCCAGGGCTCCCCGTCGAGTTCGACGGTGCGCACCGTCCCAAACTCCTGGTTCTCAAAAATCTGCATTTCCTTCATAATCTCCGGCCTCCTCCGCCGGCTTCCGTGGGTTATGTGTCCTCGCCTGCTTCTGTCCTCTGATGTATAAGCATTCGCACCAGCTCGCCCTGCTCCTTCTCCATGTCACAGACCTCATGAAGAATCACACCGAGCATGGTCTGGACATCCAGCGCATGAGACCGGATAAGCTCACGGTAAGGGCCGAACATCCCTTTCTCCCGGATGAAAAATCCCAACTGGGTGTCCACCGCGTCCACGAGAACCCGCAGCGTATCAAACCCGGCCCGCACGTCCTCCGCTTTCCCTTTCGCCGAATCCACCATGATAAAAACCTCCTGTTGCTTTTCCGTTGCCTGCCGTGCTATAATAGCCCCGGAGACGAGTTTTGGGGTGGGGCCGGGTCTCCCCGGCCCCCGGCCGTTACTTCGGCCAGACGCTTAACAGCGCCTCATGCAGTGTGGAGAAGGACTTTCCGCCGCAACTCCACGTCCCGTTCTGGAACCGCATGACCTCGCCTCCTTCTGCCGCCCGTTGCGCCGGGCGGCTTTTATTTGTCTCGGGGTTGTCCCCCTTGACTGTTTTAATTTTACACGATTATTCGTGCTTTTTCTATTGACGATTTACACGAAAATCAGTGTTTTATTTTATCTATTTTACACTTGTAATCGTGTATTTCAAGTAGTATAATGGACAACATGAGAAGGGAGGGACGATCGATGCCGATTCGGTACACAAAAGAAATTCTTCCTTTGCTAAAAGCCGCTGGGTACAACACAACACGGTTAAGGCGTGAAAGAATACTTTCAGAAAGCACGATACAAGCATTAAGAGATGGCAAAGTTGTATCTACTGATAACCTTTCACGTATTTGTGCTATGCTCCATTGCCAGCCAGGCGACATTTTGGAGTACACAGAAGATGATGCCGGATAAAGGTGATAAGATGGCAAGCACGGAAGCACAAAAGCGGGCAGTAAAAAAAGCACAGGCAAAGTGTGATGCAATTATGCTGCGGCCCCCAAAAGAGGAGGGCGCGGCGATCCGCGCCGCTGCCTTTGCTGCTGGGCAAAGTACTCAGCAGTATGTCTTACAGGCGGCTCGGGAGCGCATGGAGCGGGAGGCCGGGGAGTAATCCCCGGCTTTTTCGCGCTCCGGGTGATGCTACAGGTTGTCCACGGAGAGCTGGAAGTCCTCCATGGCGTCGACGAAGCGGCCGCCCACCCGGACAAAGACCCAGCTCCCGGTCTGATACTCCCTGATTTCCTGCGCGGTCATATCCGCCGTCTCAATGCCCTGGGAGCGCATCCACTTTTCTTGAGCCTCCACGTCGATCTCCGCCCAGCTCTCCCCGGAGGAGAGCACCCCCTGGCCCTCCAGCTCGGCCAGGAAGGTCTGGATGGCGGTCACCAGGACGCACTTGTTGTCGTAGGTGTTGGCGTACCGGCCCACATACTGGTCCTGGATGGTGATGCGCAGATAGTAGGTGAGGAGATCCATCCCCTCCACGATCTTGATCTTGCTCCAGTCCGCCTTCCCCGTGGCGGGGATGGTGGTCAGGGAGTTGACGCCCCGGGCGATCTTGGCCTTGACGCCGTCGTGGATCAGGATTAGCTTGCCCGCTTTGATGGCCGCCTCCTGTTCCTGTGTGGAGCGGGGCGTCACGGCGGTCAGCTCCGTCAGGGGGGCGTAGGTGGCCGACATGCCCGCGGGGATGCCCGCCAGCACACCCGCGATCCGGCTGGCGTACTGCCCCGCGGTGTAGGTGATCTCCCCCTCCGCAATGGACCCGTCGGTCTCGGCGAAGTCGATGATCCCCATGTCGTCCGGGGCCTTGGCGGCGTTGGGCTCCACCAGCTTCTCGGTGAAGTAGGCCGCCCTCCGGTCCTTCACCCACTTCTCCAGCGCCGTCAGCTCGGCGGCCGTCGCGTCGGGCGGCCCGGCCAGGTAGTCCAGCGTCAGCCCCTCAATGCTCTTGAGGCCCGCCTCCAGGGCGGTGGTGTCCTCCGTGCCCGTGGCGATGACCACCGCCACCACCTTGCTGGGGCCGCCCCGGTCGCTGCCGGTGAACGCCCTCCTGATGTAATTCTGGTTTTCCTGGCCCAGCTCAGCGGGGATCAGCGCCGCGCTGGAAAGCTGGTGGACGCCCTGGGCCTTGGCGTCCCGTACAAATACGCCCACATAGCCCTTCTTGCTCCGGTTGGCCGCCTGCTGGGCGGCCGCCTGGAAGGTAATCGTCAGGCTGGGCAGCCCGATTGTCGTCGCCATCGTATCATCCTCTCTTGCGTCAAAGCGCAGTTCGTTCGATTGCAAAGTGCTCCATCTTTGGGGTGTCCGCCGCCTCCGGGTCCTGACAGCCCGGCCGGGCATCCATCCACTGGAATACGGCGCTCACCTCGGCAAAGTCCGGGTTCCCAAGTCCACGGTTTGCCTGCACCGTCAGGGCCCGGTCCTCCACCTGGAAAAAACCTTGGGCAAACAGGCCCATCACTGTGTCCTGCCGCTGGTTCAGCGCCTTCCGGCTGCTGTCATGGTAGGCGTCCGCCTCCACATAGCAGGTGACCAGAAGGGTCACGCTGCGGCGTACCAGTCCGATGTTGACATCGGATTGCTCCGCCTTCTGGCACTCCAGGGTAAAGGAGGGCCGCCGGAAGTCCTTGGGAAGCTCGTCATAGTAGACCGGCTCTCCCGGATAGAGGCGCTTCAGCGCCGCCTCCACGGCGTTCATCAGCGTATTGGTTGTAAGCATCTCAATAGTCCACCTCATCCGCAATCCGGCTCAGCACCCGGTCCGCCGCTTTCAGCGCGAGCTCCAGCGCCTTCGCCTTTGTCCAGCTATAGAATTGCCGGCCCTTGACATATCCGGCGGCTGAGGCCCGCGTGACTCCGGCCCGCCCCGCCTGGTTCCACGACCGGCTGCTTCCGCCCCCCGCCCTGCGGGTGCCGTGCCCCCGCTCCAGCCACCGGGTGACCTGCTTTTTGGACACGGGCTTTCCCTTCCAGGTATGCTGCGTTTCCTCCACCCTGGGCTGGGCCGTCCCTTTTCCGGGAGAGAGGGCCGCATAGCCGCCCTTGCTGCCCACCCGCAACTCCTGCCAGGTGCGCACGGTGCCCTTGGCCCCATCGGCCAGCTCCGCCGCGCCGATTTGCGCGTTGAGCTCCCTCTGGACGGCCGCGCCGGCCTCTTCCACTGCCTGCCGCCGTGCGTCCGGCACTGCCTGGAGGAGCTCCTCCCAAAAGCGGTTGAACCGCTCCAGCCGCGCCCGGTCCATACGCGCCGTGCTGCTCACAGGTCCACCGTCCTTCCGATCTCATACTCGTTTTTAAATTCATCCAGCTCGTGGGGCGCCAGGATCTCCCACAGCGCCCCACGAGCCTCTACGAGCCCGCCGGGCGGGAGGGTGACGGCCTTGGGCGTCACCAGAACCAGCCCCAGCTCGTTGACTGACATGGGCCACTCCTGGCCGTGCCGGACATACTTCTCGGTGAGCACCCCCGGAAAGGTCTGTACCACCGCCTCCCGCTCCGCCATCTGCCGCACCGTGTCCACCTTGACCACCGCCGCGTCCACCTCCAGGTGGTTGCGGCCCATGGGCACGATGGAGGTCAAAAACAGGTGGGTATCGCCCCAGCGGAGGGCGTGGTGGAGGGTGAGGGGCTGCCGCCGCACGATCACGGCGGCGTCCCTGGCCCCGATGCCCACCTTGGAAAACAGGTTGGTTTTCGGCTGTAACGTGATGGAGGCCCAGGTCCGCCGGGCGGGCACCCACTCCCATACGCCGGGCGCGGTCTCCCGCAGCTCCAGCACCTGAACCGGCTGATTCAGCTTCCCGGCATCGATGTAATCTGCCATTGCCTCACACCTCCCCAGCCCCGGATGTGTCCAACTTGGACACATCCGGCTCCGTCAGCTTGAGCTGGGTGAGCAGGCGCCGGAAGGCCGGGTTGTCATTGACAATCGTGCCGGTTATCGTGGCCTCCCGCAAGTCGAAGTCCCGCAACACCATGAAGTTGACGCACAGGTCGTACTGGGCCCGGCGGGGGGGGGCCTCCTCCGGCTCCGACACCCCCGCCTGCTCCCG